ATCTTGTATAGAAGTCAATCATTTGACCTTCTTTAACTTCTGTCATAGTAATGATCTTATCGTATTTAATTACATAGAAATCATCGGTAGCGACTTCCATCCAAGGTTTTACTTTGACATATTGACCTACGTGATTCTTCATTATTTTCATAATCACTGGGTTCATCAGTAGAAGTATAGGATCACCATCATTCTCATCCACACAAACTAATGAGAATATTTCTTCCCCGCTAACTAGTTTTATAACTGCATAAAATTCTTCGCCCATATTAATTTTTGAGTGGTATGTTTACAATATCGTAGTTAAAGTTCTCCTCGTTATAAACTTTGATTCTTTCTATTAAGTGATTAAGTGTATAGTTTCTCCGGGCATTGTAGGAAATGTCGTCAGCAATGTCATAGAGAGTTGCCTTTGTCTTGTTATTTCCTTTCCTGAGCACGCGACCAATAGATTGGAGATTCCGAATTCTAGATTTGGATGGAGAAGCAAAAATAACATTGTGGAGATTTTTGATGTTAATACCAGTAGAGAATGTTCCGTATGAAGCGACGATAATCGCGTTGTTTTCTCTTTCTGTAATCTCCCTTACTTTTTCTCTATCTTCTGTTGCTACACCTCCATGTACAAAAAATACATGACGATTATCAACTGTACCAGTATTTATTAAATCGTAAAGCGGTTGACCGTGCCCCTCAACACGGGAAAATAATATGAGCGTATTACCTTTAAGATCAAGGGCAAGGTTACGTATAAACTTATTTCGTCTTTCGTGATTTATGATATACTGGACTTCTTCCTCAAAGTTTTCAAACTTATGGGCAGGGTGTTTTAATAGAAGAACGTTGATATCTAACTTAGCAACGTGACCCTTCTTCATCAGTTCTTCTGTCCTGATGATTTTATAAGATGGACCAAACAATCCTTCTAATACCCACTTATGAGTTTGAGTTCCGTCCAATGTTCCTGTAAAACCGTAACGAAATTTTGCATCCGCAAGTTTTGACATTATAGATATTAAAGATTTACTTTTGAACTGGTGTGCCTCATCCCCAACCACTACGTTAAAACGTTCAAAATACTTTCGGGGGAGTTTATAGATGGACTGCCAGGTAGTGATAATCACTTGGGAATCAGTTTCCCTTTCTCTACCCGCATAAATCTTGTGGCAATATGAACCTACGTCCCAGCCATAGTCTGCAAAATCTTTATACATCTGTTCTACTAGGGAAGTCGTCGGAACGACTATCAGAGTATTTTGTCCTCTCTCAACGTGATATCTCACAATCGAATATATCATCAGAGACTTTCCAGAAGCAGTTGGGGATATCAACAACCTTCTATTATGCCTTAGAGCGTCGTATACTCCCTCTACTTGATAGTCGCGGGGAGGGTACTTACTTACAGAAGTAATATAATCTTTTACACCTTCCTTTGAGATCATATCATTGACCTCAAAAGGAAGACCATAGAACTTGTTCTCCACGAACTCATAGGTGTATTCGTGGTCCTTACAGAACTGTATAACCTTATCTAACAACCCAACGTATATCTCTCCTGTCTGGGTGTTGAATAGGCGAATCTTTCCATCCCAGTATTTGTTGCGATACTGGGGCATAAACTTAGCACCAGGGACATCAAACGTGAACTGGTCTGCCAGTTCATAGTAGATGTGTGGTTCTGCTTTTACCTGAAGAAAAACTTCATTCTTCTTCGATATAATCAAATGAGACATAACCCATAAGTTTCACCTATGGATATTTATTCTTGAATCCTAAAAGTATATTCTAATAGTAATCTCTCAAAAAAATCTTTTAAACCTTCCAGTCTCTCTTTTTTATCTGTACACGACACCCAATTTTGTAGATGAATACTTATTGATTCATGAATTTGTCTAACATCATCAACTCCCATATCCATTGAGATATAAGGAATATCTTCGTCAAAGTCTTGTTCGTAAAGATAATCGTCGTCCATTAGAATCCTGCTTGGAACCTTTGCCATTCAATGGCATTCTTAATCTGAAATGTGCGATTAGCAACAGTCTTGATAATCTCCTCCAGAAATTTTAATTCAGTATCATAATACCGAATCTTCATATCAATCTTATTCAGTCTCTCATCGGCATCTAGATACCGCTGTATGGCGTCTTTCTCACGAACCTTATATGGAAACGGTTCTTCCTCATACACCTCTGGTGCTGCCTTTCCTGTGTAGAAATTATGACGTTCCAATTTAACTTTATGAAATTGTTCTCTTGCCTTTTCGCGCAATAAAGTAATTGTATTATAAAGAGTGTAATACTTTGAATGAAGTTGTGGAATCTTCAAAGATTCATCGTGTAAGTTATCAGGGTCAATGACAGCATCTTTCTGCCACATCTCCTGAATTTTATCAAGATCCATTAAGTTGACGAAGTGAGTTGATATACAGTATACTTGAATGTTGCCTGTGCTGTAAAGTAGTTCACATCTGTTGACGTTGCATCAAAGTCCAGAGAACTAAGTGATACAGGGAACATATCAAGAAATTTAACTTTGGCAACCTCATTAAAGTTGCTATTTAAGATCCTAAGAGTACCATCTGCAAATGCTCTATTAGGATCATCTGGTTGTGTAATGTCATCCTGATTTCTAATCAGATCATCATATTGCTTGGTTGTTTCTGGAAAACCTAATCCAACCAACCAGTCATAAACTGTTTTATAATTTTCCATATTCTCATCAACAAGAAACTGAATACTTAAATCTCCATATGTCAGTTTCTCACCAGGAACATCAATATCTTTCAGGTATGATGGTTGTTTGGTAGTTGCTAATGTGAGTTCTGGAATTTTGGCAGTATTGCAGAAAAAATCTACTTTTGGGTATTTTGCAAGATTAAACTTAAATCCAATACCAGAAAGAAAATTTCTGTTGTTAATTTGATTTGTCCAACTGCAAGATGCCATCTTATTCTTCTACAATATTAATGTCTTTGGGGACAAAACTAACTTTGCCAATAGTTCTCTCAACAGAATGTTTTGCATCATTCTTTGTATCAAATATTTTTCTATTTTCATAAACATTGGACCAGTTTCCACCTTCAGTCTTATACATCGTTCCATCGGTTGGAACAGCAGAAGACAAAATGCTGGTCTTAGTTATGTGCCAAGGCATTGTTAGAACTTTTATTTCTATTTAGATAAAAAAAGAGGGTCTTTGAAGACCCTCTGAAAAAAATATGTGAACTTGAATCACATGAGGTTTGCAACCTTGACTCTTCTGTAGTAACGGTTAGCGTTACGGTTAAGAGCACCTGCACCAACGTTGGTGCCTTCTGCGAATGGGTTAGCAACAATACCATAGCGGGTCTTGAAGCCAATCTTGGGCTGGAAGGTGTCCTGACCAACGGCACGGACCATTTGGAGAGGAACGTATGGGCAGTAGAAGAGACCTGCGTCATAAGGTGAAGAACCCTTATAACCAGCAACATAGTACTGATTAGGTGCAACGTTTGCCGAATATGGGTCAATGTAGACGCGGAACTTACCAGCAAGAACACCAGCGAAGGTGTTACCAGTGTCATCGACGTTCAGGTTAGCGTTCAGAGCAGGGGTGTAATCGAGTACGCCTGCCATGGTCAGTGCGGAAGCAACGTCTGCGGAACACAGAATCATGTTGCCCTTTCCTCTACGAGTGCGCTGTGCAATTGCGTTAGCGTCACGCTCGATTTGGAAGATCAGACCCTTGAACTTCTCAACTGACCAACGACCGTTGGAGTCAACGTCGAGGTCGAAAGTACCTTGGGTAGCAACGTTTGCCTGAGCACCAGACTCAGCAACGTTGTAGATGGTACGGATGACTTCGCGGTTGATCTCTGCAAGGATCTCAGTGCTGAGGATGTTTGCCAACTCAGCTTCTGCATTCAGACCGTGGATTGCCTTGAGGTCTTGTGCGAGTTCTAAGGAGTACTCAGCTTTCAGTGCTCTGGACTTCGCAGTAACGGTGACCTTCTCGATCGAGAATGCCATCTCGTTGAAGTGACCCTCATTACCGTCGCCAAGATTCTCAGCGTTGTCGGTACGCATACCCTGACCTACGTTGTAGGTGGTTGCATCGCCAGTTTGAGGATAGGTTGGGTCAAGAAGACCAGGGTTGCTTCCACGCTGGGAAGTAGTACCCATACCAACGGAACCATCGGTGAATCCATCGGTATTATCGAAGTTAGCAGACTGACCAGAGAATGCGGTATCTGCTTCGCCAAACAGTGCTTCTGCGCCGCTCTGAGTGTTGTAGCGGGAACGCATTGCAAAGATCAGTCCAGTAGGACCTGACATTGGCTGAACGCCTGCGAGGTCATAAGCGACCAGGTTAGGCATTGCACGTCTGATCAGGGAGATCAGAACAGGGTCAAAACCAGCAACAGGAGTTGAAGCACCAGCAGAGAAACCAGGGGTTCCAGTGCTGCTGTTGGTGGTTACGGTAGGACCTTCAGAGAGGAATTCTCTCTCTTCGCGAAGGGTTTGCTCTTGGTTCTCAAGCAGGACAGCGGTGACAGCTCTACGGTGTGAATCCTTGATTGGATCCATTCCTTGATAGTCAAGGATAGGTGCCCACTTCTCCTGCAGAGCCTCTGTATTGTGCATCTGCATTTGAATTTTACCTCTTTAAAAAGTTATAGTTTGATTGATAATTTAGAAATCACTTTTTAGCAGCTCTGGAAAGAGTATCCAGATAGGCTTGCATCATTGGGGATACCTCTTCTGAGATAACCTCATCGGTAGAAACCTCTTCTGAAAGATTTTCAGAGGTGCTTTTTGGAGTACCAGCGTGCTCTGGGAAATAAGAACCTCTCAGAGTTGCCAGTTTCTCACGATAGTCTGACTCACTTTCAAACTCAACATTTTCGGCAAGAGCAGCGAGCTTGTCCTTTTGAGAGAGTGCAAGACCCTCAGCAACTTCTGCGAAAATAACGTCAGAAGTGGACTCTGCTAATCTCTTATTAAGAGCAACATTTCTATCGATTTGCTCGTTGAGTTTAGACTCCATTTCATCTAGTTTATCTACCATGCTCTCAAGTACATCATATTTCTCTTCAGGGATAGTTACATAATGATCTTCAAAAAGACTCTTCATTCCGTCAAGGAATGATTCGGTGATTTCAGACTTAAGACCTGCCTCTACTGCAAGTGCGTTCTCTTGGAACCACTCATCAGCAACGTACTCAAGATAGGAATCAAGTCTTTCGGTGAGTTCTTCGCGAATGGCAACGACTTCCTCAACGAGTGCTTCCTGATAGGTCTCGTTAAGTGACTCTTTGATTTCTGCAACTTTCGATGAGATTGCTGCTTCAAAGATAGTACGTGCTTTATCTTGAAACTCTTCGGAGAGTTCTTCGCCTTGGAAAAGTGCTTGAACATCTTCTTCGATGTCAAACCCTTCTTCTTCAACGAGTTCCTCTTCGGTTTCTTCCGATTCGGCAACAATTTCCTCAGTTTCTTCGGATGCTACCTCTTCCTCTTCGGAAACTACTTCCTGATCTTCCTCATACTCAACTTCCTCAGCAGGAGCAGCCTTTGCATTGACTACATCCTTGACTTGCTTCAGAGTTGCAGCAGGGTCTGCAAGTTTTGCGGAATCGTCATCGGGACGATAATTTTCAGGAGTAGGGCCACCGAGATCCTCAACTGGAATACCAGCTGATTGCATTGGCTCAGCAGCAGCAGCTCCTTTGGTTACTACGTTTTCCATTTCTTGTAAATTGTTACCAACGGACATTTGAATATGATTAATTTAATTAATCTTTATTTATTTATAAATCAAAGATTTGAGAGGAATTCGTTGAACAAGTTCAACTTATGCTCTTCAAGTGCTCTTTGATCAACGAGAGTGTTAATTCTCTTCTTAGTTTGTTCTGCAAGTTGTTCACGAAGGATTCCACCTTCCCAAACCCACTCTCTTCCTTCCATAATTCCATTGACGAAAGCATCAGGTGCGGAAGGATCAGCAACGATATCAGCAGCAGTTGCTAACTGAAAATCTTCACCGACAACTTTACATCCTTCACTGGTAGTTTGAAG